CGAGTCATACAAGTTATCTTCGATTGCTTCTTCAGTTAAGGAGAAACCCAAAGCGATTGTTTCGTGGTTGTAACGTGCTGTCCATGCTTCTTGTGCATTGTCGTAACGAATAGCAGAACCTTCGTTTTTGACTGGTGCAGCGCTGAAGCCTGACAGTTTTGTTTCTTCTTCGAAGGAACGCTCAGAAGTCTCTGTTTCGTAGATTTCTTTGTGTTCTTCGCCGTAACGAGCATACTCAAGACCGAACAATGCGTTCAGGCCGGGGAGCAGCTCTTTCAATAGTTGTGCGCGTGAAATAGCCATGATTTAGCTCCTTAAGCCATCGCTGTAGCACTGTAATACTCGTGCTGTGCTTGGTTGAACTTAACTAAAACTTCTGGGTACTGTGTAAACACAATAGTTGAACTAGAAGGAATAGCGACGACCGAACCCGGAACAGCGATTGTGTTGTTCATTACAACAGTAGTCGTGTTAGTTACCGAGTTAACGTATGAACCAGTACTAATATACTGACCATTTGAAGCAATATAGCCAACTTCAGAACCTACAGCAATTGCTGAAGTAGAAGCCAATGGAGTAGTCAAAGTAATGGTTTGTGTGGATGAAGAACCTGTGTATGACGAAGTAATAGCCGTATCAGGTACAACACCAACTACACGTAGTGGCAAAGTAGAAGTAGTAGCTGGGCCAGCAGGAGGAGTTACCGTTGGAACTAAAACTGCGTTCAACGAATTACCTGTGTTAACGTTACCACCGTTGTCTACATAACCAACGTTTTGACCAACCATTGCAGAAGCAGCAGAAGCAATAGCGGTAGTTGCTGTAACCATAGCAGCTTTGAAAACTGTGTCAGGATCGTCAGTAACGATAGCCATTGCGTCGCCAGCCAACGTGCCAGAAGGCCAGTATTGACTGAACTGTTTTTGCTTAGTGATTGGGTTGGTGTAAGAAACACCTAAGAAAATACCAACAGGAATAGCTGTTGATGTGAACGAAGCAGTACTAATCGCAGTGCGAATAATAGAGCCACGGTTTAACGATACAAAGTCGCCGTAATAAATGTTGGTAGCGTATCCGTATTGGATTGGTAAACTACGAGTAGAACCCGCGAATACCTGACCACCAATCAAGTTTACCGGCTGTAGCCCATAAGGGGCAGATACAGTAGGATAAGCCATTGATTACTCCAAAAAAAGTTTAAATTAACCCTTACCGAACGATGTAGACGATTTGCGCTCCGCAAAGAGTGGCATACGTACATCGCTTTCTCGCATAAAGCTATTGTCAATTGCAGTCGTCTGAGCTTGTGTCTGATTATCGAAATGTTTATTCCGTTGATCTACAAACTCTTGTGGCGTTTTGCACAACAATAACCCACCGATCTCAACGTTGTCTTTAAAACGACTGTTAGGATCAATTAGCAGTTGAAATCTTGGTTGTTCCGACACTTTCACAGGTTCCCATCCTTCGCGTAGCTTGCCTGACAAGTTGCGGGGATCGGCCTTATCTAAGGTCGAAATACGAATCCATCTATACGCAAAACCCGGCTGCTTATCCGGTTCTGGTAGTGTCTCAGCAGGCGCCCATTGCTTTGGACGTTCTACTTCTTTACGGGATTCAAGTTCACGAGTAAGTCTGTTATTAGCCATTGTTATTCTCCAGTTTAAGTACTTCACGAGCATATTGCTCCGGTGTCAGTCTAAATTTTTTCGCCAGCGCCGCTTGTGTCGCTGTCAACTTAATCTGCTTCGGAGCCGTACTCCGCTTAGCTGAAGCTACGACTGTACTAGGCTTACTTCTTTGTTGAGCTTTCTGTGGCTCTGGCTCCCTGTTTTCAGGGAAGGACTCCGGAAACCGTTTACGGATCGTTTTGTCGATGCGCTCGTAATAATCGTCAGTACCAATATATTCAGGGCCGTACTCACGATACAGTTTCATATGCAGTCCTTTTGCTGCTTCGGTCATCTCCTCGTCCTTTTGGAACCAATTCGAATTACGACGCTGCCATGCTGCATACTTTGGATCAGGTTGCTGCTGTCTGTTGTCAGCTTGTGATCTTTCCGGCAGTTTTACCTCATTTTCGTCTTCTTGTAAAGTGGGTTTAAAGTTTTTTGCACGATCCAACTTTAAACTAGCATTAGTTAAGGCTTGCTGTGCTTCAATTAACTTCTCAGAGTCGCCCGAATCATATGCTTCACGATACTCACGCTTAGCCATCTCAACTTCTTTTTCAGCAGAATCCTGCATAGTAGAGATGTAAACTTGTTCGCCCGACGCTAGGGTAGACTTAAGGCGCTTATTCTCCTCAAGAATACTTTGCGCCATCCGTAGAGCTTCTTCTTGCTCACGGTAAGCTGCTTCCTTCTCCCTACGCTCGTCGTGCCAAGCTTTCTTATACTGCTTAAACTTAGTGACTACTTCTTCGGGATACTCACCGCCGTCCTCTGGGGCTTCCAGTGAGTTAATAATATCTTTAGGGAGGGGTTCCTTACCACGATCCTCTTCTGGTGTATCGTCTTCGATCTCTACGGTGAACTCTTCCTCATCGTCGTCCTTCATAGACACTTTGGACTCAAGTTCATCGGGGAACTTGTACTCTTCTTTTTCAAAATCTGGCATATAGCCTCCTTATGCTCGTGAAATACCGCGTGGATCGTCAACAACCGCTTCAACTGAATCATCATTAATTAGACGGAACTCGCGTCCATGAATCTTCAATCTAGTGCCGCTGTTCGGGCGTGCGAGGATAAAGTCCCCCTCTTTACACCACGGACCTGACGTAAACCGTTCACCTTTATAGGCGTCTGGACCCAATTTCACGACAAAGAAGACCGTACTAAGGACTTCCTCATAATGCTTAGTTGTATCTGCCTTAATTAACCCGCTCTCATACTTCTCTTCGATCTCAGGTATTGCCACCAAAATGTGATATCCCGATGGGGTAGGCAGTTGTGTTGCTCTTTCTTCCGCTGTTTGTGGCAGGGTCGAAACTTCACCGCTGTCTGTAGCGATTACTATTTCAGTCATCGTTTTGCTCCAAGTTTTTTGCGAGGTCTACAAGATAAATCTCCACTGCGGTAAGGCCTCGAATCTCGCCGCAAATGAATTGGTACTCGTCATAGGTCTTGGCTGCTTTGTTTGCCAGCGCATCGGATAGCTGTGTCCGACGCTCCCTTATCTCTTTAAGTGCCGCTTCGATTATGTTCACTTATTCTTTCCTTTTTGTGGGGGTTTACTAATAGACGCTTGCTGCATACGTTGTTTGTTCATTTCCATGCCTTGACGGAAGCCTTCTATCTCCATTTGTGTATCATTTCTTTGCTTATCTGCGGTATGTTTCATCGCCATATTCGCCCCAGCAATCTCTTTCTGCGCATTAATTCGCTCCATTTCAATCTGCATCTGCTTGTCTTTTGCAGCCGCATCGAGTTGATCTTTCGCGATCTTGCGCTGAACTTCCGCTTGTTTGATCTGCAATTCTTGCATTTGCATCTGAATGATAGGGTCTTGCATCTGTTGCTGAGCTTGCTGCTGTTGAGCTTCTTGTTGATGCTGTTGTAGTATCTGCTGCGACGCTTGTGCTGCCATCTGTGCGATACGGTTTTCCATTTCCTTCGGTATTTGCTGGTCATCATCATCCTCAAAGTCAGGAATCTCCATACCGATAGCAGCTTCAATTTGTTTCTTATACTCGTACCCAACATGCTCGTTGATGTGAGCGTGCATTGCTGCCATCATTGTTTGTGCTGATTGTGGGTCTTGCCCTACGACTGACTGTATCTTCGGGTCTTGCATCGCTGCCATGTGTACAGCAATGTGAGCTTGATGGTCTTGGAATACAAACGCTTTAGCTGGTTTACCTTTTAGTATGTCGATGTTTTCTGTAACAGGGTCGCGTGGACGTCTATCTTCATTCATCGGTACTAACTTAGCTGCGTTTCTAACACCTAACACCTCAATCATCTGACGATGTAGAAGTGGCATGTCGTATAACTGTGGTGCTGTTTGTGCTAGTTGAAACACCGCTTGGTACTGAACAACCTTTTGAGACATAGTTGCAGCGTTTGGATCAGAGACAGGTATAACATCACACATGTCGTAATCACTTTGTTTCGCTGATTTACTACCTATATCTGGATCGTATGAGTATTCTTCTGGTGCAAAGTCGCGCACTATGTCTTTTAATAGACGGAACTCTTCGTGCATTGCGTAGTGAATACGCGCTTGAACCGCTGACATAACCTTCAGGGTTCTTTCTAAAATAGCCAGTGTAGTGCCTACTGGAGATTGTGCAGACATGTCAGATACTTTCATATCCGCTGCACTGGCGAAACGACGTCCGTCTTCGATGATTTGATTCATCAATTGGGCTAATACTGCACTTGGCTCCTTGTATGGGAGCATCATGATGTTG